GCTTGGCCTTGAAAATTGATTTCTTCCAGGTTCAGTGCGTTCAGCACTTCTTGCGGCACGCTGTTGCCTATGGCACGGAAATCTTGTTGAACTTTGCCATTGGTAATTTCGTAGCGGTTTGCGCCCTTTTCACGAAAGCGACTGACTGATAGGCCGTCGTCGAACGACAAGGCCACTTTGACACCACGGTCTCCGTTCCAACTTTCTACGGTGTCCCCGGCGGGCTTGCCTGTCAGTACCCAACCGACAGCAGCTAAGAGCGTGCTTTTGCCCTGGTCGTTTGGGCCGACGATGGCATTGAGCCCCGGCTGAAACGCAACCGTGGTGGGGCGCTGGTAGCACATGAAATTGCGGAGATTGATTTTGGTGAGGGTTTTTTGCGCGGTAGTGGTATCCATTGTTGCAACCTCTTTGACCACCGAAATTTCGGCGTGGATTCGCACAACGTGACTCGGATGATATAATCCCAGCCGTCCTCGCCGGTTTCTTGCATTACTTCTTTCAACTCTTGCGGCGGCCCTCCGCGGGTCATCACTCCGCCAAGCGCTTTCTTGCCGCGTTTCCAGCCTTCATACCAGTTTGGTGGTTTGCCAGGCATCTTTGCATATACTCCGGCGGAGTTTCGAACAGCGTGGTGGAAATGTAAACCAAATTCGCTGATTCATCAGCGACGCAAATCAGCGGATGATTAAAAACTGGTTGTGGAAAGAAAAACAGTATGGGTCGGCGGTCTTGCTTCAGCACCAGGAGGGGCAATTTGTTGGAACGGCGGGCATCTTCCACCAGCCGTTCCCATATCCGCCACACACTGCCCTTTGGGATCTTGGGCAATAATAGATCATCTATGCGCCAGGAGTTGTACCCTCGTTTGCACTCGACAAGAACGCTGTCAGTAAGCCATGAAAACTCCGCGTCCAGGCATCCCATGTCACCTTCGCTGTTACAGGTAGCTTTTCCCCGACGCCGCCTGTTTGTAGCTCTGGCACCGCTTCCGGCCGTTCGCCAAAAGATATCGTCCCGAACACCTTTGCTGATCCATAGGGAAAATTGTTTACAAATTTTTCTTTCAAAGCCGCTCCCCTTATTGCTTCCGCCGCCGCGTTTCATAGTAGCCCCTTTTCAGATCCTGGTATGCCCGACGATAGCCTTCCAGGTAATAAGTTCCTCGGCGACGTTTCCTTTCCACTTCTTCGCCATTTTTATTCCTTATCTTGAACACCTTTTCATACCACCGCACTTTGCCCCTTGTAGGATTTTTGGCCGATAGTGCAAAGGCTTGACGACGCAGCCGTTTGGCAACTGTTCCCCTCATGCCCATTCCTCCAGTCTGAAGTTGAACCCGAATTTTTCATGAAGATAGTCCAACGACTCTTCGTTCAGCTTGAACGCCGTCGGCGCAAATCCCAACGGTACTAGTCGTACTCCATTGTACGGCAGCTTTATCAGCCGCAGGTTCCTCCGCACCAGTCCATTTTTCTCTGCCTCTTCGATGGCATGGCGCTTGGCGGGCGCCACGTGGTCGCCGGATACATACGCTGCGGCCGTTTTGATGCCCACGCTTTTCACCCCAGGAACACCATTGTGCGTACCGGCAACGGCGGTTGCCATTGCCCATCCTTCCGGCGTCAATCCGTACTCTTTGTACAGATCCATCATCGTGTAGTTGCGCTGTTTGTTCGGACGGTACAGTGTTGCCCGGTCAAGTAACTGAAACAGATCATTGTCGGCGCTGACAATCCAAATCTTGCCAATCTTGGGGTGGGCATGGCCCCACTCCACCAACGACGCAATCGCGTCATCTGCTTCGTACCCCCGACGCTCAATATGGTAAATAAACCCCATAGGTTCCATCACCTTGGGCCGCAGGATGTTCATCTGCTGAAAGAACTCTTCTTTTAGTTTCAGTTCTTCCGGCGTGTTCGTTTTCTTCCGCGCAGCTTTGTACTCAGGAAAGATTTCGCGCCGTAATGAAACAATACTATCCCAGGCAAACACCAGGGCGGAATTGGAAGGAAAAAGCCGTCGGATCTTGTTGATTTGATTCATCACTCCGAACAACACCCCGGTGGGCCGCCCATCATGCTGTAACGGGCTTGTTGTCCACTTTGCCCGGTGAGCCAAGTAGCTCACATCGAAGACCACCAGCGGCCTTGGCCACTCCTCCGGCTGTTGCCGGGGAGTAACCGGCAGTCGCATTCTATTCAAAACGGGGCTTCCGCCCAAGGTCTGCTTTGGCTTCCTGAGCATCCCATGCCTCCTGAAGTTGTCGTTTGACTGTTGCCCACATTTTCTGACTTTCTTCAATTTCCTTTACTACCGCCGTCTTGTAGCCTTTAAGCCCTAACATGTCGCACGTTACCGTTGGCCCCGTCTTTTTCCATTCATTGGAATTTTCCACCAAATAATCTATTGCACTGCCGACGTCATCCACGCCAATTTGGTAGTAGATGGGAAATTGAACGTCGCGCCACTTGCCGGTCAGCTTGTTTTTGGTGGTCTTGGCCAGAACTTTACTGCCGATTTTCATCTTGTTCGACGCAGTGATATTTCCAGCTTTGGCCAGCCAAAAGATATGGCAAGAATAGAATTCCAGTGCCTTGCCTCCGGCGCGAGTTTTTTTCTGAAATCCGATGGGCTCAATATTGTCGCGGGTTTGGCTCACGACGACAATGGCGCTGCCGGTGTCTTCGATCTTCCGGCTCAACACTCGCAAAATCTCACTGGCCCACCGAGCTTTTTCCATTTTGTAACTGCCCGTTTCCTTGCCCTTGGTCATGTCGTTGGCTCGGGCCAATTCTTCGGTAGTCGTGATGGCGTCGAAGCTGTCCAGCACTGCGAACACGGGCTGGTCGCCTTCCAACAGTTGGAGCATTCGCCCGTAGTACTGCTGGATTGTTTCGGGCGGACTATATTCATCCAGGTCGCACACTTCCGCAACGTACTGATGCCCGGCTTCCAATCGGTTTCGCAGCTTAGCACCAAACAGCCGTCGGATATCAAAATCCGGCGGCTCCACTCCATCGTACAGCAAAATGTAATCATCAAACCGATCATCGTTCGCCATTTCCGCCATACCTGTCAGGGCGAGCATGGACTTACCGGCGCTGCTGTCTCCGATCATGTTGACGATACGCCCTGCCCCATAGCCGCCCATCACTGAACCGCTCAGGGCAAGATTCAGCAGACTACAACCAGTTGGTAGCAGAAGCGTTCCACTAGGCGTTTCACTTCGCAGATTTCTTTCCCGACTTTCCCGATTTTGTTCGTTTTGTTGCAACAGGCTTGGATTTTTCGCTGGGAGAAGTTTTCTTTTTCTGGACACGGACGCGCACATGGTTTTTCACTCCGTCAATGATTTCATTCATTGCCCCCTCATCCACCATCCAACGACTGCCAATTTGTGTAGCGAAATTGAGTGGCTTGCCGCCGATGGTCACACCATTGATTGCCCAGGCGTAGAGAGTATGGTATTTGATTGGTACTTCGTTTTTGTTGAGAATATCCAATGCATCTTTCAAATTGATCAACATCTTGTTCCTCCCGGTTATATGGCCCCCCGAAAGTTATCGGGAGGCCATCGTGGTTTACCGCTTCTTTTTGGCTGTTCGAGCTGCTGCCCGAAGACGGTTGAATTCTTCTTGGCAAGCCTCCCATACATCGCAAGTATCGCACTCGTCTAAGGCGTTACAATCTTCGCCCCAAACACCCCCGGCCGGGCACGCGATAGTGGGTTTGCGTGGGCGTTTTCGTGTTGCGATTTTTTTGGCTGGTTTGGCGGTCTTGGTGGGAGGCGTCGGCTCTTCCTCTTCCGGCTCTTCCTCTTCCGGCTCTTCCTCTTCCGGCTCTTCCTCTTCCGGCTCTTCCTCTGGTTTAAACAACGAACGCCGCCTTTTCGAACGGGTCGGCTGAACCGGCTCTTCCTCTTCACCGTCTTCTTCCAGCGGAATTCCTAGAAATTCAGCTTCCAGCTCTTTGTATCCCATGATCATGAGGCAATCGTCCAATGCTGGCAGGTCATCGAGAATGCCGGGATCGGCAGGTTTGCGCCGGGGAACAAAGTCGATCCGATCCGCCTCCAGGAAGATGGTGGTACCCATGCTGGCTTCTGCGAAGCGGACCTTCAAATCAAAGCCATCCACCAAATCCGCAAACCCCGCCAGTTCATCAGGATTTTCATTGATTTCCCGGTTGAGCATCTTGGTGAAATTGTGAAAGCTGATCTCCCAGCTCATGACCTCATCGGGGTTGGCCGGATCGCATACCAAGAACAGGTCCCGGTCCTTGGCTTTTAGCTGCTTCAGTTCGTCGTCGGAAGCGTCTCCGCTGCGCCGCCGTTCTAGGGCGTACTCACAGATGGGGCAGCGCTTGCCGACCGTAGTGGGACAGATGCGGGCCTTTTCTTCCGGTCCCACGCCGAAATGAACCTTCATCGGACGGCGGTACCAAAGTTCTCCGGCGGGCACCCGGTCGGGGTGGTTCTTGTCGGTGACGACGTAGGGCAGGATGCGGATCATCTGTGAGCCCTTCACCGGTTTAAAGAAATCCAGACCAACGTTATGCGTGGTACTGCCGCGGCTGGAGCGGCTGTTTTCGACCGCGCGTTCGCGTACACGAGCACGATTCATTCGGGGCACTCGGGATGAAGCACGAGCCTTTGTTTTACGAGTTGGAATGGCCATTTTTAATCCTCCTGATTTTGTTTGATTTCTTCGATTTCCTCGTCTATGTAATACTTCACCAAATCACGCACATCGTCGAATACGTCGCTAATTTCTACCTTGTAGCATGGGCAGTCGATGCGCACCTCGACCCGCGCTGATTGGTAGTTGCCAAGATTGATAGTGCGGGCCATGCCAAAGCCTACCGAGGCGATGCCAGCCCGCTCATCCATTGGTTCCACCTCTATCGTACCGGCATCCTCAGTTTCTGCATTGAAACAAGTGCGTTTTACAGTAAGCCGCAGGTTTTCTTTTTTCATTTACGCCTCCGTGTCATTGCTTTTCGAACCCTACTGTTCGCACGGTTCTTGTTGTATTGTCTTCCGGCGTGGTGGTAGGCACGGCGAAATATTCTTGTCCGTGTAGCCGCACCAAGTTTTCCAGGGCGCTGCGTCGTTGGTCCAATGCCTGAACTTCGGCCTTTAGGATAGCAGCCTCTTTCCGGGCTTCTCGCAAGTCTTCTGAAAGGGCCACTACTCGATCATCGTTGGTGATGGCTGCGGTAACCATCGCCTCCGTGACTTTCGCAACAGATGCGGAAAGTCTCGCGCGCACCTCGCCATCCAGCCGGGCTTTCAAGGAATCCAACTTGTCCTTGAGCTGGTCAACGTCGGCGTTTGCTTCTGCCAGCCGTTCCGCGTATTCCAAAAATACGCTCGGCTGCTGTTCCCACTGTTCATCCAGCGCTCTGCGGTCCACCTCAAAACGCGGATCTTTTGACAAATTCATCTATTCACCCCCCTTCTCATACTCTCGGATGTAATCCACCACAGCCTCACTCCATCCATCGATATGAACCCAGGGTCCATAACCAACACCGTTCTTGTATGTAGCTACATTGATCATATAGCCACGACCAACCGGGTCCAGAACCGAATTACAACTTTGTTCATCAGTAATCACAATCAAACGATCAGGACGAAGGCCCTGCCCCTCATAATAGGAGGTTCGCCAACCGAATGAACAATCAAGTGATGCCCCCCGCTTTGCGTAAACTGCTTTGACCGCTGTCCACAACGGCGTTCCTCTATGCTCTTGGCTGTTAACGATAGCATCCCGCAAAGCAAACCCACGACGTGCGGGAACTGCCACCAATTTTTCTGAAAAGGTCAAAACAGTAACATCTTCACAAACTTCCCGCAAAAGCATGGCAACACCGCAGCCAGCATCAAGCCGCGAAATCTCGGACCCTGTGGAAACCTTATCCTCCATTGACCCTGAAACATCCAGCAACAAAACAGTGTGACCAGGAATGGGCTCATGTGTTGACAAACACATGAGCATTGCCGCTTCCAGTTCCGGCTCAAGTTGAGGGGCGTGCCGTGCCGCAGAAATAAACCGAAAAGGCAAAACCCGGCCCACTTTCATGTTCATTAGAGCCGAGCGCACAAGTTGCTTGTCAACACCGGCCTTATCCATATTGCGAAGGTTGCGGAGCAACGCCAAGGCACCCAGCCTATTTTCAGACAACAGTCGGGTCCACGCCGCCTTCTTGTTGGCACCGGATGACAAGGAAACTTCCCACGTATCCGGCGATTCAAGAGTGCCATCCACCAATTTCTTCCAGACAACCTCCTGTTCCGCATCCTTCGGCTTGGCGTGGCACAAAAATAGCGCATCGCGCAATTTCACTGCGCCGTCCCGATTGTATTTCGCCAACTGATATGCGTTGAATTTCTGAAATGCCCGCGCCAATCCCTTTTTTACCTGGGCGGAAAGCGGCTGGCGGCCATCCTTCCAATAAATGGAAAGAAATTCCGCCGGTTCGTCAGCCCGTTGAATGACGCGAAAAAGGGTTTCACCAACCAAATGTCTGTGGCTTTTGTGGCGGGCCATTTCCCGGACAAGCAACAACGGCACATGGCGCAGCTTCATTTTTTCTCGCGCCTCGATAGCCATTGCCGCCACTTTATCGGGGGCGACCTTGGGAACCAATTCCTGAATGCGCTCTGCGACATCCATGCCGTCCTCATAAAAGGACTTTTCCCAAAGCATGCACGCCATTACTGACCGGCGAAGTTGCTGTTCTGCATTGATGTGTTTGGCGATACCGCCTTCATGGGTACGAATAGGGGCACGAGGAACATTGAGCTTTGCCATCGTTTTTCTCCTTTGGTTAAGGATTGTAAAAAGCCGTGGAACAGGCCGACACGGCGTAGTTTCTCTCCTAGAAGTATCCGTATCGTTCGCCAACGGCTTATTTTTTGCGGAGGAAAAAGCGGCTGCGGGACTTTTCATATTAGCGGTATGATGTAACCGCAACCTTCGCCATCCGCAAAATCGAATCACTGGGGAATTGTCGGAAACGGACTTTTTACTATGGCTCTGCCAACTGAGCTACTTCTTGGGAGAAGTCCCAAGAAGATGGGATTCGAACCCATGACCTATAGTTCCAATTGAAGTATCCGCCTCCTACGCCACCAGTGAATTTTTAAAAGAGCTTCATTTCATTCTGTCGTACATATATTATACAGATGGCAATGGTTTTGATTGCAGTTTTATGGAATTATTTTGTATTCTTTCTTTTGATACCAATTACCGTCAACCGGTGTCACGTCAATCTCGACTTCCAATGGCACGATGATCCAAGGCCACAACTCCCGCAATTTCTCACACCACAGATAATGGACCATTTTGGCGAATTCCTCCAACTCATCCGGCGGCACTGAAAATAGCCCCGAATCGTGAATTTGCCCGCAAGGCAAAATGCCACTATCGCTTTCTTTGATCTCTTCCAATGGAAAGCAGGTCCTTGAATTGGGTAATTCACCACTTCGTTTTTGCGCATCGGCCCTTGGCACCGAAATCCCGTCAAGGTGTCAAAGTAACCAGTGCGCAGATACTTTCGCCAAAAATTCATTTTCCATTTGGCGTATCCACGAAAACGCACACCCCAAAAGATTTCATCAACTTCGCGTATGTGCCTTACAAATTTTTCAGCAGTCCCCAACCCATGCTTGGCCAAGTGCTTGCGAAGCGGTACGCCTTGTGCGGTTTTGAGTTCTGCTGATGCCTTCCACAAATCTGGACCGGTATTGGCCCAATAGCTGCCGTAAAATGAAGCGAAAACGTAGCCGCCCTTGACCGTTCGTCGTATGGGCTTATTGATTTCATCTAGTTCTAGCTTGTAACAGTCCAGCGCTGTATCCCGGTGCATGTCGGTTGACTTATCTGTGATATAGGTAATCATGTTGGGGTCTTTGTGCACGCACGCACTGACGCGCACTTCCGCCCCGCTATAATCCACCTCCACCAAGTGATGCCCAGCCCTTGGGTAAACCGCCCGGCGACATGCCCGCTGCGCCATCTTGTCCCGTATAGGCACATTTTGCATATTGGGATTGCTCGAACTGGAGCGAAAAGTGCGGGCGACATTCAAATGATAAAATGGGCGCATGACGCCATCCGGCCCCACTTCCCGCTCCCACCCGGTCAAATAGGTTCCGGACAGCTTTTCCAGCTTCCGCATTTCCAGGATATCGCTTACTAACGGCGCTTTATCCACCAACTCGTTCAGCGCTTCTTCGCTCACACTAGGCTTGCCTTTTGGCGTCGTGCGCAGGCATCTGTATTTAAGGTGTTCGAACAAAATTGCGGCCAATTGCGGATTGCTATTCCAATTTGTTTTTGCGCCAAAAACCCTTTGCCAAAGATTTCCCTCCGGGCTGTCTTTTAT